GAAGGGTAAAAGTGTAAAGTTAAAGCTATTCACTCCAATCAAATCAAGTTACGGAACCGTAGATTCAAAAAACTTAAAATCATTATACATAAACATTCAGTCTTGGGTTACCCCAAAATATGAGACAGACAATTGGAACCGAGTTGTCGGCATCTTAAGCAGAGAAATCAAACATTCAGTTTTTAATTCAATCAACACAGAATTTTTCAGAGAACAAAGCATCGTTGATTTAGATTTAAGAACAAGTGGAATTTCAACGGGAAAAAAATCATTTTTCAATTTAGAAGTTAATCTATATGTGAAATCTCAATTAGATTTTAAATCAAAGGATGTAAAGGAATCGGTCAAAAACATCGTAAAAACTATCTTCAAAGAAAACATTTCGAACAACAAATACTTCAGTTTTTCCTTAACTAAAAAGCCTGAGGTTAATAAAGTTGACTGACCAATATATTTATCTAAAAAACCTTAATGAAGAATTTAAGAATATTAGAGGCTAACGAACTTGGTCATGGAATTTTAATAGAAATGGACGCAGGTTACGTTTCACCAAAAGATGAAAAAAATATAAAAGTTTTACAGGAGGCTGCTAACTTGGATTATAGAAATCCATTTGAGTTCTACGCTGTATTACAGAAGTATGATACCCCCAACAGAAACGGAAGATTCTACCCTGAAAGAATTCTAAAAAGAGAAGCAGACAATTACAAAAAAATTATCTCTAAGGGTCTTTCAACATCAGAGTTGAATCACCCTGAATCATCACTTATAGATTTGGACCGTGTATCACATTTGATTACTGATATATGGTGGGATAAAAATATCCTTATGGGTAAATTAAAATTACTCACAACACCAGGTTTTCACGAAAGAGGTATTGTATCATCAAAAGGTGATGTTGCAGCTAATCTTATGAGACAAGGTGTAACCTTAGGAATTTCATCTCGTGGGGTGGGGTCACTTAAAAAGGTTGGTGAAAGAAATGAAGTACAGGATGACTTTGAATTAATTTGTTTTGATTTGGTTTCATCTCCATCAACACCAGGAGCATACCTTTTCACCAATGCGGACGATAGGTCAAAGTATGAAGAGAATTTGGATGAGGAAAAAAAGAATCGTGAAAAATCGTCTGAACCAATGGACAAATCTATTGACTTGATGAAAAAACTTACTCATTATTTAGGAAAATAATTATATGGACGAAAAATATTTTGTTGCTAAAATTCAGTATGAACTTCCTGATGATAATACAGGAAAAATTAAAAAGATTAGAGAGGAAAAACTTGTAAGGGGTTTTTCAGTCACGGATGTTGAGGCTAAAGTTACAAAAAGATATGAATCTTTTTCATACGATTGGAGAATAACATCAGTATCAGAGAGTAAAATCGACGAGGTAATAGAAAAGTAAAAGTGGTCTAAAGACCACTTTTTTTATTTAGTAACATATTTATAAAGAAAAATAATATGTTATTTACTCTATCATATAAGAACAGTTCGAACGAACAATCTACTGTAAATTTAAGTGGTTCGAACATGTCTGCAGCAATTTTATATTGTGATGCAAATAATTTCACTCCTATACAAATAGTTCTACAGAACGTAATTTTATTGACTAACAACCCTTCATCTCCAAATTGTTATTTGGTTATTTTGAAAGATTCTACGACCGAAGCAACTTCAGGTTATATCATTTACGACACGTATACAAACATTGAAACTTGGATAAATTCCCAAACAAATAAGATAGTAACCACTATATCTCTCCAAAATAGAGCTTTTGTACAAGCCTAAAATAAACTTTTCTCTATTGGACACTATTTATAGAGTAAAATAATATATTTTCTCATGCAAGAAAACAAAAATTTAGTTGAAGAGGCGCTCATTCAAATGAAAAATGTTGAAGAGGCTATCGCCGAAAATGCAAAAGGAATACTTGCTTCTACTATGAAGGAAGAAATCAATCAATTAGTAAAAGAATCTCTTTCGGAACAAGATGACGAAATGGAGGTTGATGCAGAGGTAGACATGGACATGGATGACGAAGAGTTAGACATGGATATGGATGCTGATAATGAGGAAGACATGGACATGGAATTAGATATGGACATGGATTCTGATGAAACTCCAATAGATTTAACTGACGCTTCCGACGAGGAAATTCTTAAAGTGTTCAAGGCTATGGGTGAAGAAGATGGTATCATCGTTAAAAAAGACGGTGAAGATATTCATCTTTCTGATACTAATGCAGACACAGAATATCTTGTTAAGCTTGGTGAGTCTGAAGAAGACAAAAATTTAGAAGAAATGGAAATGGACGAAATGGAAAACATGGATACACAAAGTGTAATCGATGCAATTTTTTCGAATGATGGTAACATCGAAGACGACCAAGAAATGGAAGACGACGAAGAAGTCATGTATGAAATCGAGTTTGAAGACGAAGATTCTGACGAAATGATGGAAGAAGATGATGACGAAGATTCTGACGAAATGATGGAATCAGATGATGATGAAGATTCTGATGAAATGATGGAAGAAGATGACGACGATGATTCTGATGAAATGATGGAAGAAGAAGATGACGAAGAACTCGAAGAAGATGACGACATGTTGGATGAAGCATACGACCACAAGAAGGTAAAAAAATCCGAAACGAAAGAGGGCAAAAATATGTCTGTAAAACCTAAAGGTGTTGGAATGGGTAAAGCTAAATTCTCGTATAAGAAACCATCAGGTGGTTTCAGTGAGGACAAAAAAGAAGGTCCTAAAACTATGGGAACTGGCAAACCTAAATTCGAATACAAGAAAGGTGAAAATATGGGAGGTAAAAACAAAGTTGTAAAAAAGGCTGAAACTAAAGAAGCAGCAAGAACTTTGGGTAACGGAACAAGAAATTACGCTAAGAGAAAAGGTTCTCTTCCAAAATTAAAAGTAATCCCTAACAAGGCGATTAAGGAAGGTTTCCAAGATGACGCAGCAGAAGTTGCTATGTTAAGAGAAAAGAACGAAGAGTACAGAAAAGCATTGAATGTTTTCAGAGAAAAACTCAATGAAGTTGCAATCTTCAATTCAAACTTAGCATATGCTACAAGATTGTTTACAGAACATTCAACAACCAAAAAGGAGAAAATAAATATCCTTAGAAGATTTGACGATGTTGAGTCTTTAAAGGAATCAAAATCTCTTTATAGGTCAATCAAAGACGAGTTAGGTAAGACTGAAACTAAGTCTATCAACGAATCAGTTGAAAAGAAAATTAACAATACTGTATCATCAGGCTCAGCGGTTAATTTAATTGAATCTAAAACTTATGAGAATCCTCAGTTCTTAAGAATGAAAGATTTGATGAGCAAATTAGGTTAAAAAAAATAAAATAAATAAAAACTAAAAAATACTCAAAATGGGAGCATTATTAGAATCAGGTCTTGTTGGTAACATCGGTCTTAAGCACCTTAAAGTTATCAAAGAAGACACAATCAACAAATGGGACAAATTAGGATTCTTAGAGGGTCTTAAAGGTCACATGAGAGAGAACGTAGCACAACTTTATGAAAACCAAGCTTCTCACTTAATTAACGAAGCTTCATCTACATCTGATACAGGTGCATTTGAAACAGTGGTTTTCCCTATCGTTAGAAGAGTTTTCTCTAAATTATTAGCAAACGATATCGTTTCAGTACAAGCAATGAACTTACCAATCGGTAAATTGTTCTACTTTGTACCTAACATTCAAAGTTACAACCCAAGTCCTTCGGTTGCGGGTTTGAATGAGCACTTCGCACCTTACGGAGCACCAAATGGTCCAGCAACTCCAAATGCAGGATACAACTATAACGATGGTAGAGACCTTTATGATAGATTTTATGAAGGTAACGAACCAGCATTAGACCCACCAGGTTTATTCGATTATTCAAAGGGTTCTTTCACTTCTGTAACTTCAGCTATAACTTCAGTTGTAACTGCACAGTGGAATAACACAACTTTGAATCTTGAACCAGCGGCTTATGGTGTAACTACAGATAATCCTGATTCAAACTTTAGAAAAGTATTAGTTATCATGAGTGGTTTTGCATCTGACGGAGCTGGAAAGCTTATCGGTCCTGATGGTAACCCAATTGATACTGAATCATTCCTTTCAGATTTAACTATCTATGGTAGAAGTACTAACGTATACACTGCAGGTGGTGGTCCTTACTTATTTAGAGTTGTAACTCAAAGATATGGTAAAGGTATCGTTCAATACGGTAACAACAATGCAACTTCAGTATTCCCTACTGATTTAACAGATGGTGGTCAGTACGACAACATTTGTGATGTTAACGGTGATATTTATCTTGAAATCGACCTTCAAGTTCCAGTATGTATCACATGTGGTGGTTCAATGGACGGTTATACAGGTTCAACATTCTCTTCTTCTACAGCGTCTAACAACGCGTTCTCAGCAACTTATAGATTATATAAGAACTTGGAATTCGAAGATAAAATTGGTGAAGTTTCATTTGACCTTATGTCTGTAACAGTTTCAGTTACTGAAAGAAAGTTAAGAGCACAATGGTCTCCTGAAATGGCACAAGACGTTGCAGCATTCCATAACATCGACGCTGAAGCTGAATTAACAGCTTTATTGTCTGAGCAAGTTGCGGCTGAAATCGATAGAGAAATCTTGAGAGACCTTAGAAAAGGTGCAGCTTGGAACTTAAGATGGGATTACAACGGATGGAAGAGATTAGGTGGTTCAGCTCAACCATACACTCAAAAAGACTGGAACCAAACGTTGATTACAGCAATCAACCAACTTTCAGCTCAAATCCACAAATCAACTTTAAGAGGCGGTGCAAACTGGATTGTTGTATCATCTGAAATCTCTGCGATTTTCGATGACTTAGAATATTTCCACGTTTCAAACGCAGCTCCTGAGCAAGACCAATACAACATGGGTATTGAAAGAGTAGGAACTCTTGCTGGTAGATACCAGGTTTACAGAGACCCTTACTTCCCACCAAACCAAGTGTTAATCGGTCACAAAGGAACTTCGCTTCTTGATACAGGTTATATCTACGCACCATACGTACCTTTACAACTTACTCCAACAATGTATAACCCATTCAACTTCACACCTATCAAGGGTATCATGACTAGATACGCTAAGAAAATGGTTAACAACCGTTTCTATGGTAGAATCACAGTTGATGGAGTTAGAACATTCGATTTGAAAGAGTTGAGATAATATGGTCTAACCAAAATAATAAAGGGTCCTTCGGGACCCTTTTTTTGTTATATGGATATTTATAAATAAAGTCTTACAACATGATTAAGCAGACATGGAATATCAATGCGGATGAAAGGGTTAGAATATTACAACTTCACGAAAACGCCACAAAGAATTTATATTTAATATCGGAGCAAAATCCAGTACAAGGACCAAGTCCACATGTGGTTGTGGGTCAAGATGTAAATTATAGATATTACGTTTCACAACCAAATTTTGCGGTTATTGCTGACTACGCAGATTGGAATAGGGACTACTTTGTATATGCGTCTGATGGTGAAAATTCATATCAAACAACTATTATATCTAAAGATAAAGAAAATAAACCAACAAAGGTTGAAGTTTTGAAAGATAAGATTCTACCTGATTTTAGAAAAAATGAATTCCTATTCAAAATGGTTAAATTACCAAAGAAAGATGGTTCCTATAATTATACATTTGGTAATGAAATAACAGAGAGTGCGTTTCTTTATCAAGCTCAGGAAGCAAGTGGTTTGAAAATGAATGTAAGATATTTTGCGGTTACTTGGTACAACGGGAAACCAATAACAGTTGCAATATCATCAGAAGGTGGTTTATATGGAAAAGAAAATAGGATTAACTACGATGATTTAGAACTTTATTCTGAAACCTTATTCAACCCTTATACCGATGTATTTGTTAGTAAAAAACTTGGAGCTTTCTCCTTAATAATACCTACGTTAGTTACATCATATCCTGTAGGAATTGGTAGAACCCAACCTGAAACTCCTGGTGAAATTCCAGAAAAAATCCCAACACCACCGCCACCACCAGTACCTTTGGGTGATAAATTTATGGATAACGTATCAATTCCAACAGCGGATGCGATTTTGAAAGACCCCAAGTTTATGGAGTTTAAAAAGTTTGTGGAGGGTAATGATATGTCTAAATTTATCTTCGACATTCAGTCATCTGCATCAAAATGTAGTGCAGGTTTTAAAGAATCAAATAAAGCAAACGGAAAGTGGAGTGAAGACAAAGCCACATATCCTGACGTTACCGTAGACCCTCAAGCAGATAAAAATGATTTGGGTAATTTGAATTTAACTAAAGCAAGAGCACAAAATCTCAAGAACTTTTTAGTTGCAAATGTACCGAAACTTAAAGATGCTAAGTTTAGAGTTATTGCTCAAGGGTCTAAAGGTAAGTGTGGGACTGAAGAAGAAAATAAGGTGTATAGAAGAGTCGACCTTACGGTAACTGCCCTTTAATCTTCTCAGCTATTAATACCTCCATTTCGTAACGGTCAGAATATTCTTTCACGTAAGGTGTGAAATATAAATCTGAATTAACGTGGAATATTTCAAAGTATTTACAACCACCCCACTTTACGTCGGCATTCTTGTATTGTACATAACAAACACTCTGAACTTTCATTTTTGTTTTATCTAACTTAGTAAATTCATAAGTGTCCAAAAACTTTAAGGAATTAATCTGTCTGTAATAGGTTAGGATGTAATTCTTATAATCTTCCAATAACTTATTAATGGATGTAAACTTTTGAATATCTATGAGTTTATATTCAAATTCAACATTCAATCCATATTTTTTCATTTGTTCGATGTCCTCAGAAGCTTTGACTTCGTTTAAATAATACACGTATCCCTTATTCTGTGAATAAGTCACTAAAGATACAAATACAAGTAGTAGGGTTAGGATATATTTCATATTGTTAGTTTTTACAAAGGTAATCATTATTTGATTATTACAAAATTTTTTTAATCAAATCAATCCTTTTTTTTATTGGGATATTTATGAATAGATGAAAAACAATTTAAGAGAAGCAACAGGTTCAGGTAGTTCGGGACGAATGAGGATTCCATTAGTTCTTGCACCACAATTATGGGAAAGGGAACCATTAGAGCCTTTTGTAACTCCTGTATCTGATTATGTTAGTGCGGTGAACGCTTATGATAGTTATGATGGAGAAATGGAAAGAGACCCTGCAACCATCAGAAAAAACGAAAAGAAAGCTATCAGTAAGGCTAAAAAGGCGGAGAAATTATTTTCACAAAGTGATGATGACGGAAATCCAATAAATGGGTACTCACCTATGGGAAGTGATGCTCCTGGTACACCTGAAAATATTAAGAAAATGGCACAAATTCCAAAAAAAGAATACGAAAAAGTATTAAAAGAAGATTTAGCGGTTTGGTTTGGTACTAAGAAAAAACCTAAAGGTAGTAAACAACCTAAGGGACCTTGGGTTAATATTTGTAGAAAAAAAGAAGGTGGTGGTCATCCTCCGTGTGGTAGACCTGAAGCTAGTGGTAAGGGTTACCCTAAATGCAGAGCTGCAGGAGTTGCATCAAAAATGTCTGACTCAGAAAAAAGAGCCGCTTGCCAACAGAAAAGAAACGCCGAAAAAAAAGACCCCAAAATTGGTACAGGTAACAAACCTACAATGACTTCATATAAACCAAGAAAAGAGTCTATTAGAGACGTAATTAAAAAGGTTTTAAGGGAGCAATACAACCGAGAAATGTTATATCCTGTTGAACAGGTATATATGATGACGAGTCAAGCTCCTGTGGAACTCAAAAGAATAGTTAAAGGATTAAAACCAATTGATTGTGTTAATAAGTCAGGAGAAAAAAGAAGTTGTTTTAGAATTCCTGAAGTTTTGTTTGTTTACCTAACAGGAAGATATTAATCAAGTTTGTCTAAGATTTTCTTCAGAGAGTGTTGAATGTTACTTCTTATCTCGACTTCAATCTCTTCTCTTTGTTTTTCCAAAGTTTGGTCAAATAAGTTATTCAAACCTATAAAACTACTACTGTCTTGAAAATAAACACTGTAACTATACACGTGGTTAACCACATGAACAGTGTAAGTTTCTAAAACAATATACATACTAAGAGATTCGTTCTTAATTATTCTTTTTGCTGAAAGGGGGGAAAAACTCAATTTGGACATAGGATGTTGAATCATCTTATCACAAATTTGATGAGCAAACTTTTCCTCGTCAGTAATAACTGGACGAGGGTCAAATTTTTCCTTTAATGTGAGAAATATTTTGTAGAGGAGATTTGGGATAAGACCGACTACTTTGTTATTTTCCATAAGACAAATATAGGTAAATCATTTCTGATTAACAATAAGCACCTGAACATCTTTTTTGTCCATCAAGTCCTTTGATTTTACCCTTACATACAGATACCGCGTAACCATTTGCATAAGCTGATGGATAAACTTTGAACTTAGATTTAGCTGCGGCTTTACCTCTTGCACAAAGTTTTGTACCAGTTTTCTTTCTACCTTCATTCAAATCTTCAAAATCAACGTATTGTTTCATTTTTTTTGTCTCATTCATCATGAAATCAAAAACTTGGTCCATGTTTGTTTTTGCTTCTGTTACGTGGTCGTCGGCCCAATCGTGACCATTCTGTAAAATTTCATCAATCATTTGTGGGTCCAATTCTAACAACATATCACATTGTCTTCTGATTTGCTGAAGATTAGAGAAAAACATATAGTTGGCTGGTTCTTGCATTTGTTCATTTAGAGCTTTCTTAACAAGGGACTCCAAGTCATTTTCATTCAATTTAATTATTTTTTTCATTTTACATTTACGATTGAAAAGGTTAATTGTTTCTTATAAGTATCTTTTTCTCCTGAAGTATTCACTTGGATATCAACATAATACTGATTTGGTATTTTATCTCTCATGTCGAATATGAAATAATACTCGTTTGGCGTTCTGTTAATTGGAGTCCAATCTTGAACCTGTACTTCGGTTGTTCCTTCTTTTACATATACTCTGTAGAATGCAGATACATCCAACAACATTTGTTGACCTGTGTAAGCCTTTTTGATTGTTACCCCAACCTTTCTGATATCTGTACTTAAAATCTGTTCATTCTGTAATATACCATAGAAATTGAAACCGAATTTTTGTGGTTCTTTTGAAAGTGAACCGATTTGGATACCAGCGGTATATTGTTGTAGAGTGAAAGTATTTGTTACGTTTGGTAATGATTGTCCGTTAATTGTGAGACCTGACCAAACATCATAATATTGGCAAGGTGTTGGACCAGTGAATCCGTTTGGAACAATTACTTCGTAAATCCCTTTGGTCCTCAAACATGTTTGTAACGTAGCCATTCCACTTACCGCAACACCATTTCTATCTTCAATTCTAACCACGGGGTCAGAATCTAAATTAACGAAATCACCATTTTGATAAATGTAGAGGTATAGTTTGTTTTCTTGGTTTTTCAAGAATTGATTTCTATCGTCTTGGATAAAATCATCATAATTAGTCAAAAGATATGGTTGGTAGAACGTTTGAGTGTGTCTCGAAAAGAATGCTACACTGTAACTGTCCGTTAGACCTGTAATGTTTTCAATCTGTGGAAGATATGCAAGACCCCATCCAGTAACTCCTGTTATTGTACCTTGTAATATTCCGTTGACTTCATTAGTCATGTCCATATGAAGGTCTTCGTTACCAAGTTCAAAATGTTGTCTTGCTACGATTGTAAGACCTGAATAATTAACATTACCTTCGTTTTTATTGTTATAAATTCCTGGCTGTGACCATTTATCAAGAGTTGTTGTTTGGTACCAGTTTGATGGTCTTGTAGAAAAACTTCTTGGGTCTACATAGGTAAGAGGTGCAGAACCCCCCTGTGCGCTATTTTGAGCTATGTTAAAGTCATTATAATCATAACCGACACCTTCGTCCCATTCTTGAGGAAGTCCCGTAGAACCCGATATTTTGGGGATTCTAAAGAGTATCAAATCGAATGATGTTGCACGTCTTCTAGTGTCCGACATTGTTGTATTCAACAACTCGTTGTCGAAAGAAGATGTATTGGTCATTTTTAGGGTATGAGTCATAGCCGAAGTACAACCTGTTGAGATTGTTCCCGTATCTATCATTTCTTCAAGTAATGATAAATCCAAATCAAATATAAATCTTGTGTATCCATAGTTGGGTACAAGATAATCTGAAGCACCAAAGTTCAATTGAATAACAGGGTTTCTACCCGTGTTAACATATGAGTTT